GGAAGGCATTGAGGCGCTCAAGATTCAGCAAGTCACCAACTCCAGCAGCATTAACACCTTGATGGAGTCGCGCGGATGGATGCTAGGCGGCATAAGTTTCGTGCTCATTGCATTCCTTGGGGCCATTACAACGCTGGTGATGAAGTGAGCGAAGAAAAAAAACAGGTTAAGGAGTGCGCAGCCTGCCAGAAGGCGCGCGAGGTGGCGGTCAGGGTCAAGCGGTTTATCATCCGAGGGAAATAGCATGTCTTATGAGATGGTGGTTGCCAGTAATGGCGTAGACGTGCCGGTTGATAGCCTAGATCAAAACTTTGTCTACAATGGTGCCAATATCGACTATATCCAAGTGGTATATCGAGGCATCACCTATCGCCAGACTTACACCTACTCAGGGTCTACCATCACAGCTATCTCAGACTGGACGCCAGTATGAGCATACCAAAGCACATTCGAGAGCATGCCATTCTTGGCATTCCGACTAATGCTGGCGCTTCGTTTGCGACAAAACCGAAAACTATCGGCGTTATTGGCGATAGCATATCAACGGCAGGCGTATTCAACCGCTACACGGTAGCCACACAGCCGGCCACATGGCTATCTGTATTTGGGTCGCGCAGTGAAACGATTGCCGCCGGTACTGGCACCTTTGATTTCCGTATATCCGACAATAAGCTGAGATGGACGGCTCCAAGCGATACCGCAGGCCCATGGACTACCATCGTTGCCGGCTATAACAAGCTAGAGTCTGGCGTGGCGGGCAAGGAAGTCATTGTCGGCATCAAGATGGATCAATTGCCAGTATCTGATACGTCATACAACGTGACGCTATCCGATAACAGCACGCTTGCCTATTCGGAAGACGGCTACTGGTATCAGGCGCTCAAGCTGACCGGCTTTGCGTATGACCCCGTTACGATGCTTGGCATCCCTAGCGACTCCTCGGCGCATGTATTGGCTCGCATGAGTCAGCTATGGAGCATTGATAGCTACTGCGACGCCATCACTACGATGCCGGATATTGTCATTTGCATGGTGGGCACTAACGATATATTTGCCTACTCATCCACCGCCGCTAGCGTCATCACTAACATTAACGGCATAGTCGCGGCCATCAAGGCGCGCGGGTCTACGCCATTGCTGATGACCATCACAGCGCGCGGGTCTATGTCTGGCGCTGACTTTGCCAAGGTGCAAGAAGTCAACCGGCACATTCTGGGCTTGGGCGTATCTGACAAGTCTGTCATTGTGGTCGATGCGTTTGCGGCAACGGTAGACCCTGCCGTATCAACTGGCGCGCCCATCACCGGCTACACCACGGACGGCATACACCTTTCAAACATTGGCGCGTCTATTTTGGGCAAGGCCATTGCGGCCAAGCTAAACGCTATCAATGGCGGCATCAAGGGATTGCCTCGCAGTCGCTTTGGTGGTGACGCCACAAACATGGTCACGAATACTATTTTCACCGGCACTTCAGGCGGCAAGGGCACGGGAGTTACGGGCAACGTCCCTAACTTGTGGTCAGTCAACCGGCTAGGCACTTCGTTAGCGCAGGTGGGGTCTATTGTGCCGGTTACCAATGAGATGCCGTGGACTCAGCTTGTATGCTCAGGCGCAACGGCTAACGATACGTCACAATTTTACATGACTACGGCCATCAACGTCGGCGCGTCGTTAAATGCTGGTGATTTCGCCTTTGCAGATTGCGAGTTTGATGTATCAGGCGCTACCGGACTGCAAAAGATCGAGGCTTATATTTTTTGCTTTAACGGCTCAGTCGGCAAGACCATTCTAGCGGGTCGCGTTGCAGGCACTGGCAACTTGCAGGACGCGGCATTCTCTGGCGTGATGCGCACCCCTATCCGTAAGGTTTATGGCGATACCATCAACTACAACATATTCATGCGGGCCGTATTCAGTGCGGGCGGCGGCGCTACGCTTAAATGGCGATGCCCTGGCATATTCAAGGCTTAAAATGTACATAAGGATTACGCGCACCACATTCACTGCGCAAAGCACAGGCGGCGAGTTGACCATTGATGGCCGTTACTTCTGCGACACATTGGAAGACGTAGACCGCAAGCTAGAGGCGGGCGGAACTAAGGTGCAAGGCCAGACAGCTATACCGCGCGGCACCTATCCCGTAGCGGTTACCTACTCAAACCGATTCCAGAAGCATCTACCCATATTGGGTGGCGTCAAAGGCTTCACAGGTATTCGCATACATGCCGGCAACACTGCCGAGCACACTGAAGGCTGCATACTGGTAGGCACCAACTACAGCGCCGACTTTGTACACGAAAGCCGCGCCACCTTTGCCAAGCTGCTAAACCGTATAACCGCCGCCCTAGACGCTGGCGATAAAGTCACCATCGAGATTGCCTAATGCCTATCAAATACAGGGAAGGCTATAAGTATCAGCTAGCCGAAGATTACACACACAGCACTGGCATTCGCTTGCCATCGTCACTCATCACGGACTACGTGAGCCTGGGCACCGATGGCGCACTGGTTATCCGTAAGGGTTACGCATGGGATGGCCCAAGCGGCCCTACCCTGGACACCAAGGCTTTCATGCGTGGCGCACTGGTACACGATGCACTGTATCAGCTTGCCCGCACATTCAAGATGGGTGACGTATTCCGCAAAGCCGCCGATGACCTATTGCATGCAATCTGCCGAGAGGATGGCATGGGCGCATTCAGGGCGTGGTATGTGCGCTGTGCTGTGCGTACCTTTGGGGCCACCTATGCCGCATCCGCTGAGGATGTGATACTCACGGCTCCATAGGAACAAAACTGATAGAATCTAATCTTAGCAGCCAAGTGTTGACGCAAATAAAGCGGGGGGGGCAGTATGGCGCAGGGGCATTTTGACGATCAGCTACAAAGCGTGACGGAAAAGGGTTACACGGACGGCGGCGATTTAGTACAAGCGGCCTATTCAGTTGATGGCAGCCAAAAGGTGGCAGTAGAATGCCCATTGATGCCGAAGGGTAGCATTCATTCTGAAAAGCTCAATCCGGCCCTACAAATGGACGCCACATACGGCGTAAATTCAAAGCAGATCGTATCAATTACCAGCAATGGTGGAACCATCACAACCAGCGACGCTAATTTCGTGCTGAGTACCGGCGTGACGGCATTTGGTCAGGCAGCTATCATTACTCAGCACAGACTCAGAGCAAGGCCACAGCAAGGCGTCATAAACAGATTCAACGCTTTATTTTCAGCCCCTGTCACAAACTCCATCCAACTAGCCGGCGCTGGCCATGCGGAAGACGGGGTATTCATAGGCTATTTTTTGAACTCCAATTTTTCCATTGTCTATAACAGGGGCGGAGTTCGTGAAGTTCGTACCCTAACCATCACAACAGCTTCATCAACCAATGAGAATGTTACCGTTACCCTTGGCGGCGTAGCGCATGCCGTACCAGTAACCAACAGCGGCAATATCAACCGCACAGCCTATGAAATAGCCAATTTTGCCAACTATTCAGGATACAGAGCTACGGCAATCGGCAATACGGTTGTTTTTGTAGCCAACAGCCCAGGCCCTATTGTCGGCGCTTTCACATTGGCCGGCACTACCGCCGCCGGCACATTTGCCACCACCAAGACAGGCGTCAGTGTCACGAGGGTAATCATTCCTCAAAGCCAATTTAATGTGGATAAGCTAGACGGCACAGGACTATCAGGATTTACGCTTGACCCAGCCAAGGGAAATACATTTACCATCTGCATTGACCCTGGTTATGGCATTGTGTCATTTGCTATAGAGGTGCCAGGTATTGCGTCAGGCTCAGATTCCATCATATTCCATAGGATCATTCATCCCAACACAGCTACAGTGCCGCTGTTCAATAACAACTCATTTGCCATGTCATATTCTGCCGTCTCAGCAGGATCTACTACCAACGTGGTATTGAAAGGATCAACAGCCGCAGGATTCACGGAGGGCGATAAGTTCTTTGCTGGCGGCCAATATTCCTACTACAACACCAAGACATCAATAAGCACAACGCTGACGCCACTATTCACTATCCATAACAACAGGACATACAAGGGGTTCACCAATCAGGCGCAGATATACCTGAGATCAATACAGGCCGCAGTGAAACACGGCAACCCCGTCAATATCCTGATATTCAAGAATGCTCCGCTTCTAGGCAATCCAAACTTTTCCGCCTATGATTCCGATTCCTGTTCCCTATACGACACCGACGCCACTGGCTTAACCATCTCATCAAACTCCAATATCATCTGGGCCGGAGCGGTAGGAGAGACAGGCAACACAACATTCAATTTCGTGGATAGCGATGAGGAGCATTTCATTGCGCCGGGAGAGTGGTACACTGTGGCTGCGTCAACAGTGACAGGCTCAGCCGCTTACGTCACTGCCAGCATCAACACAACAGAAGACGTATAGGTGATTTGTGTCGGATGAAAAGAGCATTGCCGAGTTAAGGGCAGAGCTTAATCTAAAGCAGGTGGCGGTCGTTGATGCCGTGTTACAGGGGAAATCACAGCAAAAATCATACGCTGAGGTGTATGAAGTGAGCCTCGAATCTGCCGCCCCATCATGCTCTAAGTTGCTAACTGAGCCTAAGGTTAAGGCATACATGGATGCTTGCAAGGCCAATAGCCTAGAGGCCGTCGGCTTGACGCTCCAGAAGCTCGATAGGGCGCTTTTTGATAGGCTTGAGGCTGTACTATCGACCAACGTAGACGACGTTTTAGAGTTCGGTACGCGCGATGGTCAGTTTGGCCCTGTATCGTATGCAAACTTCAAGGATGGCGACAGCATGAGTGATGCGCAGCGCCGCGCCATCAAATCTGTGCAGGTTGGCCAGAATGCCAAGATAGAGCTGCATGACCTGGGCGAGTTGTTGAAGCTGGCCTATCAGCGACATGGCGCATTGACACAAAAGAACAAGAATGAGAATAGCGGCAGCGTATATCTGAAGGTTGACCAGAAAGACCTAGAGGTATAAATGCCATTTATCCTGACTGAGAAGCAGCAGCAGGCTAGAGAGTTGATGGCGCAATATCCCCATGTCATGCTGTACGGGGGTGGCCGAAGCGGTAAGTCTGCATTGATACTGCGAGCTATTGGCATTAGGGCCATGCGGGCCAAGTCAAAGCACCTTATTGGCCGATTGCGGTTCAACCATTGCAAAAACTCCATTTTCTATGACAACTGGCCAAAGGTTAAGGCGCTTGCCTTCCCTGATGTGCAGGTTAAGGAAAACCGATCAGACTGGTTCCTAGAGTTCCCCAATGGGTCACAGATATGGATGGCGGGCACTGATGATAAGGAGCGCGTTGAAAAGATACTAGGGACAGAATATAGCACTATTTATCTAAACGAGGTCAGCCAAATCGACTACAGCACAGTGGGCATGCTGCGCACTCGACTGTCTGAGAATAGCGGGCTGACAAAGCGCATGTTTTATGACTGCAACCCGCCAAGCAAAAAACACTGGACTTACAAAATGTTTATTGAGGGCATAGAGCCAAAGGACGGCACCACCTTGGACATGACCCGATACGCATCAATGCTGATGAACCCGACAGACAACGTGGCCAACCTTGGCGCGGAATACATGGCAGAGCTAGAGAGTCTGCCACGGCGAGAGCGAGAGCGGTTCTTGCTTGGCCTATTCAGTGCTGAGACTGAAGGGGCACTATGGTCTGATGAGGTACTAATGAATGCCAGGGCCAAGAAGCCGGCAGAGATAAAGCGCACCGTGATAGGCGTTGACCCGACAGCAACCGGCAAGACTGGCAGCGACTTGTGCGGCATTGTGGCCGCCAGCTTAGATGCTAACAATGATGGGATAGTTCACGCCGACTACAGCCTGAGAGCAAGCCCGCAGCAATGGGCGCAAGCCGTTGTTAATGCCTACCACAAACACAATGCTAACTATGTCGTCGTGGAGACAAACCAAGGCGGCGAAATGGTGAAAACCATCATTCACAGCATAGACCGCAATATCAAGATTAAAGAGGTACACGCAAGCAAGGGCAAGTTTGCAAGGGCTGAGCCTGTGGCGGCGCTTTATGAGCAGGGCAGGGTGGCGCATGAGCATGAGGGTCTTGATGACCTAGAGACGGAATTGCTTGAGTATGTGCCAATCACAGCTGCCAGCTCGCCAGATAGATTAGACGCAATGGTTTGGGCGCTAACTGACCTAATGCTTGGGCAAAATAAAGAGCCAATGATGCGGTTTGCCTAGCCGGATTTTATGGGGTAATTTCCGGCAAAAGCTGAGGGGCGGCAATGAATCCGATACGCCAAGACATCATCATTGTGCAGGGTGCTACTTATGATGGCCCGTCGTTTATTTGGGAAACCGGCACGGTTGAATCGTCAACGCCAGTAGACCTGACCGGCGCAACGGCGCGAATGCTCATCAAGAAATCATTGCAGAGTGATGTGGTGATCGCTGAGTTGACCACGGCTAATGGTGGCATTGTCTTGGGTGGCCTTGCAGGCACTATTGAGATTGTGATGAGTGCAGCCATGACGGCGGCATTCTGTTTTTCGTCAGCCATCTATCAGCTTGAGATATACCAAGGCGCAAGCACTACGCGCTTTGCGCAGGGCAGCGTTACGCTTGATGCGGAGCTAGTCACAGCATGACCGAGGTTATCAAGGTAGTAGAGCCGAAGACAGTCGTTACTGTCATTGCGCCCACTACTGATGTGGTGAAGGTGGCCATGCCATCCAACATCATCAAAGTGATTGAGCCTGATGTGAATGTAGTGCGCGTGGTGCAGGCTACGACGAATGTAGTGAAAGTGGTAACAGCGGGGCCACAAGGGCCGGCAGGTTCTGGCGGTGGCGGCGGCAATTCTTTTTTTCCTTCGGGATGGTGAGGTGGCACGATGAGTATGAGCGACGCGGCAGAGCAGGCATTGCTTGACCTTCTCTTTCTAAACGTTGACTGGGCAGGCATTGGCGATGCTGGCGGGCTGCAAAACAGTGCAGCGGCAGGAAGCTTCTACATTGCTTTACATTCGGCAGACCCAGGCGAGGCGGGAAACCAAACAACAAACGAGATTGCCTATACCGGCTATGCGCGTGTTGCTGTGGCTCGCACTGGCGCAGGATTCTCGCGCTCGCTTTCCACTATCAGCAATGTGGCCACCATTCAGTACGGCGAATGTACAGCGGGCAGCGCGACGGCAACGCATTTCAGCATTGGCGCAGCATCAAGCGGCACCGGTCAGATTGTGCTGTCTGGCGCTTTGACTGCATCGAGGGCAATCAGCGCAGGCATTACGCCACTGTTTAACCCTGGCGTCATGACCGCAACCGTTGACTGATGACCGTCATTAGCGCCAAAGACATTGCCGACGCACTTGAATCAGGGCGGGTTCATACACAACGCTTCCTGAAAAATGCGGGCGTTGCTGGTGATAACCACTGGCAGGACTGGTCTTATGCCTCAGGTCAGCCGGCGTTTGATGCGCGAATCGGTGACGCGCTGACATTTACGCCGATGGTCGCAACGCGAAATGATGCCATTTTCTTTCCCGGCATTTCAGCAGGCATGACGCGCCATCTAGTAGGCTTGCGCGCTTATGTCACGTCGGGCGGCGTTGGCCAGCTAAGCGTAGATTGCGAGATGTATGACCTGCTAGGCGTCTATCCGTTGATTGATGGCGATAGCACTGACGCGCAGCCGATGGATAATGCGCTAACACTGCCAAGGTATGCCAATGGCGTAGGCGTTAAGGCTGTGCTTGTTAATCACGTTGCGCCATCCGTTGCTGCGGCTTGCCCTGCGGTTATCAACTACATCGATGCCGACAATGCAGCCAAGTCGATGACGGTTTACACGACAAACTTTGGCACCGGCAAAGCCGCATGGTCTTTTCACTCGCTAGGCGTATCAACTGGTTCGCTGTATCTGCCGGCAGAGGGGCGCGGCATTAAGTCGATTACTGATGTGACATTTTCCGTTGCACCTGGCGGATTGTGGGCCATCTACTTGCTAGTGCCCATTCAGCGTGTGGATTGGCGTGGCGGCTTGGCGGCAGTCACGCAAACTGTGTTCACGGAAAAATGCTTGTGCTTGGAAGATAGCTTTAACCTGCCGAGAATCTATGACGGCGCGAATCTTGGGTTTTTCTACATGCCAAACGGATCGGGGCGTACTGTCTCGTTATTTGGCACTGCATCTTTTATTTGGGGGTAACGCATGGCCATTAACTCACTCAATGCAATGATGGCCGCGCTTGCTGCCGGTCAGCGGTGGCGTACCGATTGGAACAAAATCACTGGCGGCACAGCCTACACAGCGGGCCGTTCGTATGACATGACTGCGCTGAACGGCCACCCAGTAGCCAACGCGTGGGCAGGCACTGCGCTCAACTTCGTGGAATGCGACGAAGCGACCGGCAACGGTACGCAAATCTTCGGCATTCGGCACGGCGGCAACGTCTCGGCAAACATCAAGCAGATGATTAACCTTGGCGCGATTACCACGGCGGCGACTGGCGTGCCATCATCCTTGCAGCTTGTGGACATCGAGGGCTATTGGCCAGGTATCAGCAACAACACCACGTCAGCACAAACGCTAGTCGGGACGCCAGTGCTACGCGCCACCAATGGCAACGGGCTTCGGCTGTACTGGGTGCAAACCGCTATTGCCGGCGCAACGGCGCAAAACATCTCGCTTTCTTACACTGACCAAGGCGGCACTGCGGGCAATGCGTTGCCTGTCACCGTGGCAATGACGGCTTCGGCCATCGTGGGGCATATCAGCCATTCAGGGGTAGCAGCTAACAACTACGGGCCATTCTTGCCGCTGGCATCGGGCGACTTCGGGGTGCGTAACGTGGCAAGCGTGACATTCTCGGCTGCCAACACTGGCACGGGCGCATTGGTACTGGCTAGGCCAATTATGGAGATACCGCTTGGCGTGGCGTCCCTGTATCACAACAAGGATTGCTTGAGTCAGATTGGCTCGCTGCCCATCATCCCTGATGGCGCTTGCTTGGGCGTGATTCTGATTGCCGGCGGCGCTGTGGCGGGTAGCACTACATTCATGGGTCACACTGAGTTCGTTTGGGGCTAACGCATGGCGCTGTGGCCAAACAATAGGCGGGATATATTCGGGATTTTCCCGACGTATGCGACCGGCTATCGTGAGTTTGTGAAGGCATCGCAGAAGTCAGGATGGTGCCTGAATTACTTTGGCAATAACACCATAGCGCCTACGTCTTCAGTGCCAGAAGGCGCGGCAGAATCGCCGGCTTGTATTGTGCTGCCAATCACTGCGGGCGGCATGGCATCCGGTGATAACGCAACGGATATAGTGTTTTCGCAGTCTGCCAACCTGCTATCAGGTGCGCCCATTATCGGCAGTGCATCATTCACGATGACTGCGCCAAACGCCAATATGTCGCTGATCATCGGGCTAGGCGGCAGTGCGTCATTCACGATGAGCGCAGCCAATGCGTTGCTGGCGTTGTCTATCAATCTGTCGGGCAGCGTGTCGTGGTCACTGACTGCGCCACCGGCAAACCTTGGCTTGATCGTTCCGTTTGGCGGCACGGCTAATTTCACACTGACCGGCACGGCTGACCTAAAGGGGCTTTGTGAATTGTCCGGCGACATTACGCCATTCACTGAGCTATCGCCGCAAAACTTGGCGGCTGCTGTGTGGGCTGAGCAGCTAGAAGCGGGCTATACCGCTGAGCAAATGATGCGGCTAATATCCGCCGTTGTGGCAGGGCTTACGCAAATCACCGACACCGGCAACAATACGGCAACGGTAGTATTTCGCAATCTATCCGACACCCTAGACGCTGCTGTATTCTCGGTTGATGGTAGCGAGCGCATAGCAAGAGTTGATGACCTATAACGGGGAATGGCAATGAAGCAGGGTTATCTGAAGTTGATTAGTGAATCAGAGGGCAAATCCATCGACAGGGATATTGCATCGATGTTTGCGCCAGAGAAAAAAAGCTTCCTGCCATCCATGGCGTTTGTGGATTATCTCGCCTATGGCGGCAATAGCGACCTAATGGCATTCGAGGCCATTCGACTCTACAAGCAATGCAAGCCGCTATTCCATGCCGTCAACATTCGCGCAAATGCTTTCGCGCAACTGCCCATTATCGTGACTGACAAGACCGGCAAGCCAATAGAGCATGAGGTGATGGAGTTGCTCGCCAATCCAAACCCGTCGCTATCTGGCCGCATGTTTTTGCGAGATCTATCCGTTTACTTTGATGTGTGCGGTGTGGCTTATTTGTACCTGACCGGTAACGCATCACAGCCACCTATGGAATTGTTCACGGTATCGCCGCAGGATGTTGTGGTAACACTTGGCCAGCGATACATTGGCGCGCAAGGTAGCTTCACTATTTCGCAGCCGCAACTACAGGGGCAGTTTACGCTGTCACCGTCTGAGCTTGGCGGGTCATATCGCTACTATTCCGGCGACGATAAAGAGTTGGCGCAGGTGCTGGATTGCTCGCCAGGCTCCATGAGCGAAAGCAACCGCGCACACTCTCCCGCATCAACGCTGTGGCTGCAAATTCAGCAATTCATTGAAGCTGACACCAATAACTACAGTCTGCTAAAGCGTGGCGCTCGCCCTTCTGTGGCATGGGCATGGAAGCATGAAGAGCCAATGACGGATGAGCAATATCAGCGGTGGGTGGAGCAGGTTAAGGCATACGAAGGCGCTAGCAATGCAGGCCGGCAGGTGCTGGTAGACAACCTAGAGCCAAAGGTTATCAGTCAGAATAACCGCGATATGGAATTCGCCGTAAACCGCAAAGCGGTAAGCAATGACATCTACACGGCCTACAATGTGCCGCTTGCGCTTGTGTCTGATGACTCGATGACGATGGATAATCTCAAGGTATCGACTGCCATCATGTATGACATGGCGATTCTGCCGCATGCCGATAAGATTCTGTCAGTGATGACCAAGACGCTGATGCCGCGCTACAAAAACAGCGAGGGATTATTCCTGACCTATGACCGATCTGAGATTCCGGCATTGCGTGAGCGCACATGGCAGGAAGCTAAGTTGATGATGGAGACTGGCGCACTGGAGCGCAATGAAATCCGCGCGCAGGTAGGCTATGAAGCTGTGAACAATCCAGAGGAGCCGGCAGGCAAGCTCATGGATGACGAAAAAAGCTATAGCGGATACCTTGCCGGC